CATTGAACTCGTATCTTTAGCACATTTTAGAGGCAGAACATTTGAAAATTCCCTAATAATAGTTGATGAATTTCAAAATTTAACTAGATCACAATTTAGAATGGCTCTAGGTAGATTAGGAAAAAACTCAACAATGATATTCTGTGGGGATAACCAACAAATTGATTTAAAAGATAAAAACTATTCTGCAATAGTTGACTTACCAAGAATCACAGAATCCCAATATGTTTATAAAAGGGTATTAGAAGACAACCACCGCCATATAGCAATAGATGAAGTATTCGAATTGTTAAACGGAATGTAACCTCTTCCATAACTCTTTCATATTTATACGGGAACAACCTAATTTAATCAAACATGGCACACATCCCAATTTGGCCCGGCTCATCATCGTTTGCAGCAACAACAAACCCAACACCCTTTGCGTTTTATGACGCAGATACTGCGTTTATAACAGATTCTGATAATGTTTCAGATTGGTGCGCTAGACGTTTAGGGTATCCTTTAGTAGATATTGAACTACAACCAATTAATTTTTATACATGTTTTGAAGAAGCTATAAATGAATATGGAGCCCAGCTATATAACTTCCAAATAATAAACAATTTCCAAACATTTGAGGGAACAACAACAGGATCTAATTTTAATAATAATTTAATAACTCCTAATATGGGGGGTACTGTTAATTTATCAGAACAATATGGTAATGAAGCAGATGGTTCTGGGGGAGATTATGAATTACAAAAAGGAAGCCTAAATGTAGTACAGGGAACACAAAAATATGATTTATTATCCCATACATCATCTTCTCTTAGTGGTTCAGATGCTATATACATGAAAAGACTATACCACAATACACCCGCAGCAATTAATAGATATTTTGACCCTTATGCAGGTACTGGTACAGGAATTCAATCATTAATGCAAAGTTTTGGATTTGGTAATTATTCACCAGGTGTGAATTTTATGTTAATGCCTTTAAGTTTTGATGTTCAAAAATTACAAGCAATCGAATTAAACGATACCATAAGAAAATCAGGATATCATTTTGAAATAACAGACAATAGATATTTAAAATTATTCCCAATACCTACTAAAGATTATAATTTACATTTTGAATATGTAGTCCAATCAATAGCAAATGCCCCAGTCAAAAACACATCACCAAACTTAATAACAGACATATCAAATGTACCTTATACGAATCCAACATACCTTTTTATCAACCAACCAGGTAGACAATGGATTAGAAAATATGCATTGGCCTTATGTAAGGAAATGCTAGGAGGTATTAGAGGAAAATACCAATCAATACCAATTCCTGGTTCAGATACAACTTTAGATTATAGTAGATTATTAAGTGAGGCATCATCTGAAAAAGATGCATTAATAGAAGAATTACAAACACTATTAGAAGAAACTACAAGATTAAAACAACTTGAAAGAAAAAACCAAGAAGCACAACAATCACAAGAAACTTTTGCAAAAGTACCATACCCAATATATATAATGTAATGATTAAATTAAAAAACATACTATCTGAAGTTATGAATACCTACCAAATACAGGCATCTCTTATGTCTGATAGAGGAGTAGGTATTACAAGTATTTTAGACCAAATTAGAGGATTAGAAAAAGTAACAATTGTAAATAATATTACACCTGAAGAATATGTTCAAAAAGAAAAAATTGAATATACAAGAGTAAAAATTAAATTTGTTACTAGAGGAAATCCTAAAGAAGATATTGTAAAAATGCAAAAAGATATGCTAACATCTGATTTAAAAACATCCGATATGAGAATAGATGGATTAAAAAACGTTAAATTTAAAATAGAAACTTTAAGAAGAATATAATGGCGTTATTTGGAAAATCAAGAGACATATCATTATTCCACAATGTAAATAACGAACTTTTAAAGGACATAATCCAAACAGAAGTCGCTTATTATAAATTTGCTTTAGAACAAACAACTTCTAATGTTTATGGTGAATCTATGGGTAAAAATTATTATGAACCTTTAAAAATAGCCTGTTTAATTGATAGATCAGACCAAGCATGGTCTTCTAATGAATTTGGGTCTGATGTTAACCAATCAGTAGGTTTTCAATTTTTAAAAAATGAATTAAAAAACATAAATCTAATTCCAGAAGTAGGAGATATATTACTTTTTAGAAATAACTTTTACGAAATTGATGGTAAAGTAGAAAATCAACTAATAATGGGGAGAGACCCAGATTATTCCATATCAACAGAAACAACAGATTTCGGGGATAGTTTTTCAATTTTAGTTAGTACTCATATTTCCAGAGTAGAAAAACTTAATTTAATCCCTCTTAGAGGGGGCAAATACCCTACTACTACTAAATTAGATGGAGGAATAGCAAATAAAGTAGGATAAAATGGCAGATAATAAACAATTAAAACCCCAAGAAATTATACCAGCAAGTGGTTATGATCGTTTAAGAGATAATTTAACATCAAACTTTGCTGATGGGTTTCCTGTAGGTGATTTTCCTAACCCAGATAATAGAGCTAATATAAATAGGGGCACAATAACTACTCGTAAAGATGATAAAACCCAAGACGTATCTATAGGTTTACAAGATCATGATGAGGCGATAATGTATTATTTTAATAATGTTATTAAACCTTCAGTCCTTGTAGATGGTAATAGAACAAATGTTCCTATAATGTATGGTGCTCCTGAAAGATGGAAGGGGGTTCAAAGAGATGGTCATTTTAGAGATAAAGAAGGTAAGATTCAAGTACCTCTTATTATGTTTAAAAGAGATAGTGTTGCAAAACGTAGAGATCTCGGTAATAAAATAGATGCTAATAACCCTCAATTATATTATACTTTTCAAGAAAAATACACAAAAAAGAACCAATATGATAACTTTTCAGTTTTAATGAACAGAAAACCAATCAAAGAGTTCCATGCCACAGTAATCCCTGACTATGTTAATATTAAATATAGTTGCATTATATGGACAGACTATGTAGCACAAATGAATAAACTTATAGAATCTATAAATTACGCATCAGATTCATATTGGGGGGACGCTGAAAGATTTAAATTTAATGCAAAAATAGATACTTATACCAATACAACAGAAGTACAACAAGGAGATAATAGAAGTGTTAAAACTAGTTTTGGTTTAGATATCCAGGGATATTTAGTACCTGATAGTTTAAATAAAGAATTAACAAAAAAACCATCTAAACATTTTAGTAAAGCTGTTGTTTCTTTTGGAGCAGAAACAGAATCAACCCCTTACTTCAAACCTAAAACAAGAGAACAAGTAAGAGAAGAAACAGGAATACAAAATATACAACAAGCAGGAATAGGAGTAGGATATTCTACAGTTATGGGTAAGGGACAAACAGTAGGAGGAATACCTACATCCCAATCATTAACTATACTATATGATTACCATGTAGGTACAGATTATATAGTAACTCCTAATTCAACATGGCTATATGGTATAAAGGGTAAAAAATTAGTACAATGGTCAGATAAATCAGGAACAAATAGACATCTTTTACCTGATGATTATAGTTGGGCTGCAGGAGCACAAGGTGGGTGGGCCCCCCATAAAATGAGACCTGTATTAGGGGGAAGTCAAAATTCTTTAATGTTAACCACCTACCCTACTTCTAGTGGTGGTTTTATATATGAGGCTTATTCAAACACTACATATAGTAAATCTTCATTATTTAGTACACCTATGAATGATCTAGAAGAATACACTTTCTTTATGTGTTTATATTTAGGAAATGATATATCTTCTAGTATATCACAAAACACACCGGACAATTCAAAACGGAATCCTTTAGTAAGTGGGATAACTACTTTTTCAGCTAGTTTGGGAACAATAAAAACAGCAGCAACAATACGATATCAAGCTGATATCGCCCTAGCTAATAATTTAGAAAATGGAAACCAACAAATTTATTTAGTTAATGATACTACCACAACGGGCCTTACCATTGATATTCCTTTAGAGTATCAACCATCTCCCCTTGAAAAACACATACTAACAGTAAGTGTAAGTGGTAGTGGAGCAGTTAAAATTAGAAAAAATGGAACCCAAATATACACTACAGGTTCTTCATTATTATCAGGATCAAAATATACTTTTAGCACAATGGGAAGTACACATGTACAATTTGAGGATGTTCCTCCTTGGGGATATACAACTTACCCCAACACACATAATCTTTCTGGGGTAGTATTTGGTTCTGCTATGGTAGATAGTTGGATGACAGACACAGATATATACGCTATGGAACAAGTAATAGCTACAAGAAACGGATTAAGTATTTAAAATTAATTTATATTTATATAAAAACACAACATGGCACAAAGAAAAAGACAAACCTTAAAAGGATATTTTGAAGTAGGAGATGTACCTACTCAACAACAATACCATGATTGGATAGAATCAAATGTTATGTTATCTGATGATAACTCAGGAAGTATACAACTAACAGGAAGTATAAACCTAGTAGGGATTAATGGTAATCTTACTGCAAGTCAAAATATAAGTGCTAGTGGCACTGTATATGCAGCTAGTTTTGAACCTAACGTAATAACTTCAGGAATTGTAAGTTCAAGCGCCATCACAGGAACAAGTAATTTTGGAACAGAAGTAGTATTAGATAATAATACAGAATTACAAGGTAGAGACTTATTGTTAAATCCTCAAAATTTAGCCCATATATCTAGTGGAAACATTACAACATTAGCTAATATGCATTTAAGCACCCAAGTGGATGGAGTGAATATAACCTTAGATGCGGGGAATGATATAATATTAGATGCAGCAGGTAATGATATTTTCTTTAAAGATAGTGGAACAACAACAGTTTGGGTAAATACCAACCAAGGCCACATAACATCCTCAGGAAATATAAGTGCAAGTGGTAATATTTCATCATCAACCGCATTCATAGGAAATAGTTACACACCAACAGCTTCATTACATACAAGTGGAGGAGCTTCACAGATTATATTTGAAAACCTCCCTCAAAATAAACCATCAATAACAGGATCTCTATGGTTATCAGGTAGTGCAGGTAGTGATTCAAAATATTTAGTAGTATTTACAGGTTAATAAATGGCAAAAATTAAATGGGAAGACGCGGATTTCAAATGGAAATTAGCACCTACAGATACAGACGCAGATAGATACACTTGGGATGATGTTCAATTAGTTGAAGAAGTTATAGAAGCGGTTCAACAAGGGGGAGGAGTCATAGAAGATGACATGCCTTGGACCAAAAACCAAGAGAAGAAAAAACGTCTTATCAAACTTATCCTTAAATGTCAAGGTAGAACTTACAAAGAAACCAAAGAAATCAAAGAAATAAAAATAACAACCAAAGATATAAAATTATTAGCTGAAAAGGTCTTGGGTATTGAAGTAATAACTGAAAATATCAAGTTTTAATATTTATTTTATATTTATAACAAAACAACTTTATGTATAAATTATTTACAGACAAATCTGAGCTCTTTGAATGCGATATTAAGTTAGAGGGAGCCAGTTTAAGTAAATCATCTGCACGTTTAGTAGTCGAAACACAAGACTATTCATTACTTTTCAATGGAGACATAAATTCAAGTGGAAAGTGTGAAATTCCTATAAGGAAATTAAAAGGTTTAATAGATGAAAGCACAACAGGTAATATTCGTTTAGAAGTTATCGCTGAAGACACATTTTTTACTCCTTGGGAATCTGATTTTGAAGTAGATGCAAGTAAAAAAGTAACTGTTGAAGTTAAATCACAAACAACTAAAAAACCTATTGTAGAAGCTAAAGTAGAGGTTAAAGTTAAAAATAAAAAACCAACAATTACTGAAAAAGATCACG